TTGTTCTTGTGTGAGTGGTTGTTTATTTAAATATTCTCGACATAATGGCCTATTTTTATTATCGCGAGGGCCATCATACTGCCATAAAGTGTCACCAGGTAAATCTTCTGCCATTGCACCAATTACGCTTTGCTGATATACACCAATTGAGCTAGTAATAATTGTATCTATTCTTGGCAAATCACGACCTAAGTTGCGCCTCATTAAGTCTTCTATTTGAATGCGATTAAGATTATTGCTTACACCTTGTGAAATGCTCATGCGCAAAGATTCACCAACTTGATTTGTTACGCCAAGTATATAAGACTGCTGCACATTTCGTAAAGCAAGTAATTGTTCTTCCTGGATGCTACCAAAAAATGGCAGCTCATCTAATAGTGAGGTAGTTGCATTCATATAGCTATTTACGGCTATATTCATGTTTAAATCTTGTGTAAAGTATGTAGCGACATCTAGCGCAGCTAAGAATAAAAGAAGCTCAGAAGCGCTTAAACCCTCTTCTTTAAGATTGTCTACATCATCGACAAATTCACGACTAGCGCGTTCTAATTCGTCATCATATGATTTAATTACTTCATCAAGAATTGCCATTTTGGAGTCTGTTTAATAATCTGTTGACTGGTTGGTCTTCTTCTTGCGGTTGTTCTTGTTGCTGTGCTTGAAAATCTGCACGTTGCTCTTCACTAGCGTCAGGATTCATATAATCAAAGTAATCTTGCTTACTTGCAAGTCCTTGTTCAAAGCGCCATGTCCACAATGTGATCTCCGTGTCAGGGGTGAGAGCATAATTTGGTTCGAGAAAGTCTACACTATAATCTTCACCAACATCTACTCCTGCTTCTACACGAAGTATTTCTCTATCGATCTTGTAGCGCTTTTGTTCCCAGGGCCGCCATGTATCTTCTTTTTCGCCAGTTGTAATATCTCTAGCTTCCATCTCTAAGATTGATAAACTAGCTGCCGATGGCGCATTACCTGAATCATCGCGTGCAAATTTGGCTCTTATGTGATTATTGTTTAATGTTGACTCAACAAAGAACCTTGTAGCATCTACAATCTCAGTAAGTGAGCCACCACTATTGGTAACGCCAAAATTAGCACCCTCGGGTAAATATAAAATCTTATCAGTACCAATTTGTATTCTACTCGCATCATCTACGCCGGAAACAAACTTAATACCCATTGCACCATAACGAACTGCAATTTCAAGCTCAAACAAAGACACATTTAGTGCTAGATCAGCTTGTGCAACATCCATTGCGTTTTTAACGCTGTTAAAATCTCTTATTGGTGGATGCCGGTGGCAAAACGTTACTGGCAGTACGCCATATGGATTAATATCACCATCATTCACGCTTATCTTCATGCCA